ATACACCTGACGAGCAACATACTACTACAACAAGTGAAGGATATATTGATCTACCATTAGAAGTCGAAATACCTCATACAGATGGTACATTTAGACTTGGACTTATGTTCCGTGAGAGTTTAGATGTTGATAAAGGAATGCTTTTTATATTTGAAGAAGTTGGTCAACATTCATTTCATATGAAGAATACTCACATTCCACTTGATATTGCATTTGTGAGAGAGGATGGAATTGTTGAAAGTATTAAAGAATTAACACCCTATAGCACATTACCTGTATACTCAGATGGTAAAGTATTGTTTGCAATTGAAGCAAATCGTGGTTGGTTTGCAGAACATAATGTAGAAGTTGGAGATGAGATAGTTTTAGGAGAAGCAAAAGATAAGAAAGGAAAGGGTAGTGGATCTAAAGATGCTTGCTACCATAAAGTTAAGTCAAGATATTCTGTATGGCCTAGTGCATATGCATCAGGTGCACTAGTTAAATGTCGTAAAGTTGGTGCTGCAAACTGGGGTAATAAATCAGAATCAGTTGAAATGAAGAATTATCTCGATAAGAAAGCAAAAATGCTGACTAAGAAAAGAGATGCACAATCTGACGCTGCTAAAAACAATCCTCATTTTGATAGTACACAACCTTCACCATCAGGTAGAAATAAGTATGAAGAAGTTGAATTAGATGAAAAGTGTTGGAAGGGTTATGAAAAGAAAGGTATGAAAACAATGTTTGGTAAGAGATATCCAAACTGCGTGAAGAAAGAAGAGTTTTCAGATTGGAGAGATGAACTAGGTTATGAGGGTAAGGACGACTCAAAAAAGATTGAAGAGGGAAAATCTCCCGCTTGGCAAAGAAAAGAAGGTAAAAGTGAATCAGGTGGGTTAAACAAAAAAGGTGTAGCATCTTATCGTGCTGCAAATCCTGGTTCTAAATTAAAGACTGCTGTTACTACAAAACCATCTAAATTAAAGAAGGGATCTAAAGCTGCAAATCGCAGAAAGTCATTCTGTTCTAGAATGAAGGGGATGAAGAAGAAATTAACTTCTGCAAAAACTGCAAGAGATCCAGATTCAAGAATAAATAAATCACTACGTAAGTGGAACTGCTGATAGATTATGAATGATAATGTATACCTTGGTAATCCTAATTTAAAAAAAGCAAACACTGCTCATGAATTTACAGAGGAGCAGGTCATTGAGTTTATTAAATGTAAAAATGACCCAGTTTATTTTGCAAAGAATTATATCAAGATTGTCTCTCTTGATGAAGGATTAACTCAGTTTCACCCGTATGATTTCCAAGAAACTTTAATCAAAAGATTTCATGAAAACCGTTTCAACATATGTAAGATGCCTCGGCAGACGGGTAAATCTACTACATC